TGGTGTGGAACCACTACGAAGAAACCGGAAAAAGGTGGAAGACCTACGATATCAAAATGCCAGACGGCCTGGACTACGTGCACGTCAAGACGAAATATACCAGCCCTACCGGCGGGTACGGCGAGGAAGTAGACATTGCAAAAGGCAGCACCGCCAATCATAACTACGGAAACGGCACTGGAATTTTCGCATCCAACACGACTTTCCAGACAAACGGGACCCTGCACTTTGCAACAGAATCGTCGACCGGCGGCTACACCGTAGAGATCTGGCTCACCGGCTACCACTACCCTACGCTGGCCGAGCTGCTGACCGAGACGCAGGCCGCGCAGGCGGACACGGATGCCCTGGCGGTAGATCATGAATACCGCGTCGCCATGCTGGAACTGGGGATGACCGACGACACCACCACTGACACAAGAACCACATAAGGAGGTAAAAACTATGTTGTATCGTATCTGTAAACGCCTGATCGAGCGCGGCCAGACCGCTGGCCTTGCGGAAAAAATTGATGTTTTTTACGCACTCGGCCGCATCACCGAGGCCGAGTACAAAGAGCTGACCGAGCTGCTGGCCCAGCAGGAGACCACCCATGGCGCTTAATGCCTACTCTTGGGCCCGGGAGGGTGATCGCAATAAACAACACATTTTTGACCGCACTTTTTAACTTTTTGAGCCGGTTCTTTGCCGCTTTGGCGGAAGAACAGGCAGAACAGGAGGACACGATGGCATCTGTGACCGAGTGGACGGGAGCACCGCCCTACCGCTACATCGACGTAAGCCGGTATCAGGGCAGCATTACACCGGAGGGCTGGAAGAAGGTCAAGGCCGCTGGCTATCAGGGTGTCATGCTCAAGACCGTCAGCACAAACCGCAGGCTCTCCAAGCGAGCAGACGGCCTGTACATCGACCCGACCTTTGAAGCGAACTATCGCAACGCAAAGGCGGCAGGTCTGGCGGTGGGCGTGTATTACTACACCTACGCCACCAGCGAGGCGATGGCCGATGCAGAACTTTCCCTGCTGGCTGACGCCCTGCGTGGCAAGACACTGGAAATGCCTGTGGCAGTGGACGTGGAGGACAACAAATTCAGGGTTCTTGGCAAGCAGGCGCTGACCGACCTGACAGCCTACGCCCTGAAAAAGGTGGAGGACATGGGCTTTTATGCCCAGCTCTATACATACACCAGCTTTGCTAAGACGCGCCTGTATATGGGCGGCGCTGCTCTCAGCCCCTACGACGTTTGGCTGGCCGACTACACCGGCAAGACGCCTGCCGTAACCTTTGCCTACAACGCTCACCAGCACACCAGTAAGGGCAGCGTGCCTGGAATCTCCGGCCACGTTGACCTCAATGTGACCACACGCAACTATCCGGAGATCATCTGTAAGAAGGGCCTGACCCGTCTCCGGGAGGGCAAATGACCGAAAAACAAGCTCTCGTTTGGGTACTTGGCGTTTTGGGGAGCCTGTGTGCCGGAGCTATCACGGTGGACAAGGTGCTGGACATTATCCACAAGTACCTCAAAAAGGCGAAAGAGCCGGACACGGCTCAGAACTTGCGCCTGGACGAGCTGGACCGCCGTATTGGAGCCTTAGAGAAAGGATACCTTTCTCATGGTGCCGCATTGACCAGAGACCTTAGCCGATTTACCGAAATTGATGAGGTGAACCGCCTTACCCTGGAAGCCGTTCGTGCTTTGCTTGAATCGCAGCTGACCGGAAATAACGTGGCAGCAATGCAAGCAAGCAAAGCAAAAATTGATAACTACCTGATGGAAGGAGTAACAAAACATGGAAGCAATGCTTAACTTTATCCCCGCACCCATCGCACTGGTACTGATGCTCATCGGCTTTGCCGCGCTGGCCGTTGGTGCCATCCGGCTGGGCTACAAGCAGTACGTCAAGCAGTGGGCACTGGAACTGGTGACCCTGGCAGAAAACAGCATCATGGGCAGCGGCCAGGGAGCCAAGAAAAAGGCACAGGTCTTTGCCGCACTGCGCGGCGCACTGCCTGACTGGCTGAAGCCTTTTATCACCGATGAAGTGCTGGACAGTGTGATCGAAAAGGCTGTCGGCATGATGAAAAAGGCACTGGCAGAAAAGAAGCCTACCATCAACAAGGAGTAATTTATGATTGAGCAAAGCGTATCTCTCGCATCCAATGGCGTCGTCAAAGTGCCGGGCTATGAGCAGCTGGTGCGCTTTGGCTACACCAAGAACCGGGGCGTGTACCGCCTGCACGTCGATGCAACCGGCGAGTGGGCAGGGCTGACTATCCGCTGCTTCTGGCACGTCCCGGACGGCAAAGACCCGGCATCCTCGCTGGTGGCGGACGGCTATGTGGACGTGCCCGCCAGCGTGACCGCACAGCCCGGCAATGGCTGCATCACCTTTGAGGGCAGCGACGGCATCAAGACCGTCACCAGCGCAGACCTGCGGTATCGTGTCAGCGCCAACAGCGGCACGGAGGACGGCACCACGCCGGAGCCGGGCACCCCTGCATGGCAGCAGCTGGTGGATGCCGTCCACGCCGATGCCACCGCCGCAGAGCAGGCCAAGACCGATGCACAGACGGCAGCACAGCAGGCTGCTACCAGTGCGGGCAATGCAGACCAGAGCGCTCAGGAGGCCGCTGACAGCCTGCAGGAGCTCAAAGACGGCATTGCAAGCGGTGACTTTAAGGGCGAAAAGGGCGACCCCGGTCCCATCGGCCCGACCGGCCCGCAGGGTGATCAGGGTCCTCAAGGCCCCAAAGGCGACCCCGGAGAGACCGGCCCACAGGGCGAGACTGGTCCTCGTGGTGAACAGGGGCCGCAGGGCATCCAAGGCGAGCGTGGCCCGCAGGGTGCACAGGGGCCGCAGGGCGAAAAAGGTGATACCGGCCCGCAAGGCCCTAAAGGCGAGACCGGCCCTGCCGTAGCACTGGACACCACCCTCACCCACGAGGGCGAAGCCGCTGACGCAAAAGCCACAGGTGACGCTATCAGCGCAGTAAAGGCCCGGCAGAACATCCTTGTAGGCACTGAAACAGGCAATCCCATCGCCGTTGACGACGCTTTCCCTGCGCCCCTGTGCGGTCTGACCGTGTACGGTCGTAGCACGCAAGACGGCACACCCACGCCGGATGCACCTGTTCCTATCGTGAGCGCAGGCGACGGCGGAAGTTTGACGGTGAAGGTGACAGGGAAGAACTTGCTGTATCTCCCCGACATTGAAGAGCGCACTGTTGACGGTGTTACTTACTCCGTAAAAAATGGTGTTATAAAGATAAAAGGCACTTCACAAGGTAAGACTGTTCGGCTTATACGAGGCATTAAGCTATTTGTTGGCACATGGCTTTTCGACCCAAACCCGATCAATGGCACAGAATCTTTGAATTGCTATTTAGATTTAACGAACACCATAAACCGTGGTTTTTCGATAGCAAGTGGTGCTGTTAGTAAACCTTTTAAACTACCGGAAGTGGAGGTAAAATACCCGTTTGTTTTGAATATCGAAAGCACTGCGGGTTCTGTTATAGACATGGAATGGAAACCGCAGATGCTCCTGTCCGATAAACTGTTGCCCTACTCCCCATACCGTGAACAGCTCCTCACCCTGCCCACTCCCAACGGCTTACTCGGCATCCCTGTCACCTCTGGCGGCAACTACACTGACCCGCAGGGCCAGCAGTGGGTGTGCGACGAGGTGGACTTAAAGAGAGGGGTGAAGATCCAGAGAATCGCGAGTTTCGTGATTAACGCTGAAAACGCAAACGATATTTTTGTAACGAATGATTTCACAAAGGTTACTGTTGCCACAAATGCGCGTTTGTCAACGCCACAAAAAACGAACCGTGACGACCGACAAAATGGCAGATGTGTATTTTGTGAAGCGTTACCGTGGTCGGTAGATGCGTGGGCTAGTCATGTAAACGCAGCTGGTTTTGTTGAAAATAATTCTGTTGATTTAACAATCGAAAACTCCTACTTAGGGCTAAGTGAAGCAAGTACCATTGCTGAACGGAAAACTGCACTGGTGAAATACTTTACAGATAATCCTTGCCGAGTTGTATACAGAATCACCACCCCCATCGAAACCCCGCTCACTCCTGCAGAAATCGTCGCCTACAAAGCCCTCACAGCTTATGCACCAGACACTGTGGTACAGGCGGGTGACGGCGCGGGGGTCAAGCTGGACTACCAGCGGGACGTAAATCTCGTCGTCAAAAATCTTGAGGACGCCATTGCGTCCATGACTACCACATAAGGAGGTACTTATGGCAATCAAATCCAGAGCCAGGCACGACCTGACGTTACGCTCCATTAAGCGGGAAATCGCTGCAGGACGCGATGTTGCGTTCTGGCTGGATAAAGCATACGTGCACTACGACAACGGACTGCTGACCGCAGATGACATCACAGAGGTGGAAGCCCTTGCGCAGGCGTACTACGACGCTCTGGATGCGGAGGACAAGGCAAACGCTGAGGAAAACACGCAGTAAGGAGGATATCATGGCAAGCACTACATACGAGCAGAAACGATTTTGTGAAATTAAGAGATGCGACAAAATCGACCTTTTCGGTAACGTCCCCGTAATGGTACGCAACGCTGGACAGCTGCCGCAGCCTTTCTGGCTCGGTGCTGCCTGTGGCGGCGGCTCGTGTAGTGCTGCCACTGTGCCTGCAAGGACTTGACCGACAGCAGATGACCGCCGCCATTAAAAGCGCACCGCTTGGGAGGGTAGACCGTAAGATAGCCTTACTGCGGTACGTTGAGCGGCTCCCGCTGCCGGACATTGCAGCACAGACACATTACAGCCGGACGGCGATAAGCTACCGGCTGAAAGGCATTGAAAAAATGCTGAATGCGTGATATAATATTTGTACCGTCCGAAGTAGCGTACACACACTTCGGAGAAATGTGTACAGAGAGCCAGCGGAAGAACGTTTACCCGCTGGCTTTTCTTTTTGCACGAATTGTGGTATAATAATCTCAACAAATCCTCCCGGCCTCTCGGAGAAGCGCATTAGGGTGGATATTTGCCAGCTAGCCCAGTGCTTTATCTGGGAATGAAAAAAGCGGTTGCCAGATAGGCGCCGACCAGTCTCCCGCCCGCCTACTTATAGTGCGTACCATGCGGGAGACGATTTTATATGAATTATGGCAAATAAAATATATCACTTTTTGTCCCGTGTCTTGTTCGCTTTGATTATTTTTGGGGCGACATCAAGCGTTCTAAAAACCGTCCTTCCGTTTTGGCATAGTGCATTTATAGGCGTGGTTTCATCGGTATATGCGTCTTTGCATTATACGCCATACGATTTATGATTTGAAAGGCTACGGCCTTTGTAGAGAGTGGCACTGCCTGTGGGCGGTTCCGCTCTTGATTTTAGACTTTGCCGTTTTGACGGTATAAAAATCCCCTGCTTTGCCGAAGACCTGCGCTCCACACGGGGTACTTTGTAGGCAAAGTGGGGGATTTTGTTTTATTCGCACTAGTTTTGTCAAAAGCATTGCCATATATTGGATAATGTGATATCTTAGCATTGCACTCCAATGTGTGCATCTTTACAGTTAAGCGCTCATGCAGATTTTTCCGTGTGGGCGCTTTTCTTTTTTTGTCCTTCGTTGTACCTTCGTTGTCTTTTGTTTTCTGCCGATGCAGTACACTGGATGCACAAGGAGGGATGCATTATGAGTTATTATCCGACACCCGGAACACCTTATGTTCCGCAACAGCCTGTTAATCCTTACGGCGGCATGGGCACAGTTGGGCTTGCCACCCCCCTGCCAAACACGCAGATGCAACAGGCGCAGCCGCAGCGTCCGCAGCCGATGAATGGGCAGCAGCCTGTTCAGCAGTCGGCACAGGACGGCGGTTGGCTGCTTGGCAGACCTGTTTCCAGCAGGGAAGAATTTCTGGCAATACCGTCTGACCTGTACGGCAGACCGACCTACTGCCCAGACTTGCGCAGTGGTGTGATCTACTGCAAGCGTCTCAACCCGGACACCTGCGAATCCTATGTGCAGGAGTTCTACAGCCCGGAAGCATGGCGGCAGATGCAAGCACAACAGGCACAGCAGACCGCTGCACCGACACAGCAGTATGTGCCCATTGAGCAGTACAACGCCCTCGTCCACCGTCTGGATGAGCTGGAAAAGTGGCAGAAGAGCTTCTCTAAGCCAGCTGCCGCAGCAAAGAAAGGAGAATAACAATGTCCTCTCCGTTTGATATGATTACTCACAGCCCTATTATGCAGCTGGCAAATCTGGCTCGTGCCGGGCAGAACCCGATGGGGCTTATCCAGCAGCTGGGTGGGCAGAGCGCACCCATCATGCAGGGCTTGAACCTGATTCAGGGCAAAAACGAAGCGCAGCTCCGAACGATGGCGCAGAACTTAGCCAAAGAGCGTGGCATCGATTTAAACCAGTTGGCAAGCGCCCTGAATCTGACGCTGCCCCGATAACGCATCCCTCTAAGCGAAACGCTTCTCAGTTTTGCGGACTTGACAAAAACCGCTTTTGTTTGGCTTCGCCCATCGCACACGGCGGTGGGATAGCATAACGCAAAACTGAAAGGAGTTTTGTTATGGACGATTTTGCAACTGGCTATCTGGCTGGGCAGGACGGCGGCAATAACAACGGCGGATTCTTCGGCAACGAAGGTCTGTGGGCTGTTATTATCCTTGCCATCATCTTCGGCTGGGGCACAAACGGCTATGGCCGGAACGGTGGTGACAACGGCATGAACGCCTACATCCCCTATCTGGTCGGCACTGGCGCAACCGGTCAGGGCGGTGCAGACACCCGTGCGGCTCTGTCTGAGGGCTTCTACCAGCAGGATACTTCCCGTTCTCTGGCGGGCATCCAGAGCGGTATCTGCTCTCTGGGCTATGACCAGCTGGCGCAGATGAATGGCGTCAACACAAACATCGCAAACGGATTTGCTGGCGTGAACAGTGCCATCTGTCAGCTTGGCTACCAGAACGCACAGCTGGTGAACGGACTGGAACGCAGCGTGTCCAACGGCGACAACGCCATTAGCCTTGCCATCATGCAGGAGGGCAACGCACGGCAGGCTGGTCAGACCGCACTTGCCACGCAGTTGGCATCTTGCTGCTGCGAGAACAAGCAGCTGATCGGCGACCTGAAGTACACCATCGCAACGGAGGACTGCGCTACCCGTCAGGCTATCGCAGACAACGCCCGCGCCATCGTGGACAACTGCAACGCCAACTTCCGCAGCATGATGGACTACTTCACGCAGGACAAGATCGCAACTCTGACCGCTGAGAACCAGAGCTTAAAGTTCGCGGCTTCTCAGGATCGTCAGAATGCGCTTCTGACCACCGTGATGTCCCAGCAGACTGATACCATCCTGAACCGGGTCAATCCTCGTCCGATTCCCGCTTATCAGGTGGCAAATCCCAACGCGGGCGTGAACTGCTGCGGCTGCTGCTAACCAACACACTCCCCGATAACACCGGGTGAACCATCGGGGCAGGGGTAAGACACCTCTGCCCCTGATTTTTTAGGAGGAAAACATTATGGCTTGCAAAACAAGCTGCCGTCTGTGCCCGCACCTCGTCATCTCGAATGCGGTCACGTTCGCCAATGACACGCTGACCATCAACATCCCTGCTGGCGCATACCAGAACGGAGAGAAGTATTGCATCGTGGTTGCCCAGAGCATCCCGGACACGACCACCATCAACGCTCCTGTGGTCATTACCATCGGCGCAGGCACTACCGCATACCCTCTGACCGACTGCAACTGCGCTCAGGCAACTGCCGAGAGCATCCACACCCGCACCCGCTATGCTACCCGCGTTGCAACGTCTGCGACCGGCACCGGCACGTTCAAGTATCTTGGCTGCTTCTGCCGCTCCCACGCTGGTGCGCCCGCGTCCATTTCTTGAGGAGGTATAGATTATGGGCAAGAACAATTTTCGCCGCATGATGATGCTCCGTGACCACGACAAAAACCGTGAGCCGGAACGTGACCGCCTTGAGGAAGAGCGTGACCGCAGGGAGCGTGAGATGGAACGCCGTCTGCGTAAGCTGGAAGGTGGCAACGACCGCCATCCCTACTATCCGCAGGAGGAAAACCGCTACATCGACCCTTACCCTATCCCCCGCTACCCTGACGTAGAGTATGGGCGCAAGATGCCGCAAATCGGTTTCTCGCAGAACGGCGACTGGGATAAACGGTCTGGTCAGTATGAACATGGCGGTGCGGACAGCCGCTCCATCAAGATGCCACGCCAGCACCTCACCCACGATGAAGCGGAGGAATGGTGCGACAGCATGGTGAACGCTGACGGCACAAAGGGTTGCCACTGGACGTTGGAGCAGACGCAGGACGTTGCCAAACAGCGCAACATCACTTGTGACCCGAACGATTTCTGGGCGGTCATGAACATGATGTACTCGGATTATTGTCAGGTCGCAAAGCGTCAGTCCGTTGACACTCCGGGCTTCTACGCTGACATGGCAAAGGCGTTCCTTGAGGACGCAGATGCCGCAGACGGCAAGGCATATCTCTACTGGGATTGCATCGCTGATAAGTAAAACGAAACCCCTGTGCGGTCATTACGACTACACAGGGGTTTATTGTTATCTCCAAATCATAAAGCACTTATTGTCTACGCAATCTTGAAGAATTTCTTTGAAGTCCTTGAACTTTGCAGGATTTTCTCTGCCCGCATATCCGTAAATAATGCTATCGTCATAATCACCTATAACTTTCAAGATTTGCTTGCAGGCACCGTATCTGATTTTTCCGTCACAGTCCGATTGATAAAGGAAATCTGCAATTTTGATTGGAAGTTCCTTGCTTTCAACCAATCGCTCTGTTTCGTCATTGTACGATTCAAGAGCGTGTTCTTTTTCGGGAGATGGTATGTCGAAAATGTCATCAAGCTTTTTATAGTGTTCTCCGACTTCCGAACTAACAAGTTCTGCAACTTTCGTTCTCAACTTGAAAAAACCGAAATAGCCCACATCTATTTCACGCCCAGTCTTTTTGCATTTGATTGTTACGCCCATTCGTTAATCCTCCAAGAAATCCTCCAACTCAATCTTCCCCTCTGTCGCTGCAACTGCCAGAGCGTACACGAACTGCCCAATCGTCATTCCGTGCCGTCTGGCTTCACGGTTGATGTACTTGCGTTCTTCCTCGCTCATAAGAATGGTAATACGCTTTGAACGCTTGCCATCACCGCTTGCAACGCCCTGATGCGATTCCGGCATCGGGATTTTTTTCTTTGTCAAACCGGCTTCAGCTAGCGCGCCGGGAACATCGCCTTGTTCGATAAGACGCTGAACTTCTTTCGCCTGTTTCAGTTTCTTTGGCTTACTTTCGCTTACTATGGCATTGTTCGGCTGTGTTTCGCTGTTTTTGGCTTGCTTCGGCTTAACACTGCTTAATTGTGCTTCATTAGGCTGTGCATGGCTGTCTGTGGCTTCACTTGGCTTAATTGGTGCTTGTTCGGCTTCGCTCGGCTTTGCTTGGCTTACTTCTTCTTCCTTTGGCTCACTTTGGCTTAATGTCTGCTCCGAAAAAATAGGCTGAAAATCAAAGCCGCCAAGCAAGCCTGTGGATTTTTTGCTGGTTGACTTCATTCCTCTTCCTCCCAATCTTCATCAAGCTCAGGAACGGTCGGCAACGGCATCCAGTGAGTTATATTATGCGGCTTTCCGCTTTTGTCCCGCCATTCCTTAAAATCTTCTTCATAGCTTACAATTTCTACATCGTATTCGTCTTTGCTAAACCCGATAACGTATGGGTTTAGTTCATCTGGCATTTTATCTTCTGATTTTGCCCATTGATTATTTGCAAGTTCTTTCTGCCACTTTTTGCAATACTTTTCAGCTAGATACCACTGAGAATGAAACGCCATTTCTTTCTCTTTATCGGAAAGGTCATTAAATGAAAAACCAAAATTGATAACGTAGACTTGCTCCGTGTCATCAACACAAGTTGCATTCAAAAGATGTGGGTAAAAATCGCTCATTTTGCATCCCCCTCTACAATCATCTGCGCCAACGCCTTGAAATCCTCTGCGCTGGTACTCTTTGCCGTGTCACCGCTAAACAGGCTGTGCCGCTCTGCCTGCGCCTTACGAACGCCCATAGACGGTCTAATCTTCACGTCAAGCAGCTTTGTTCCCATGCTCTGTGCAATCACAGGAAGCTGCTCCACAACCTCTTTGGACAGGTTCTCCCGGCTCTTGTACTGGTTCAGAAGCAGACCTTCAATCTTCAAAGTCGGATTGAAGTATCTGCGAACATCGCCGATGGTCTGCGAAAGCTGGCTCAGACCAGCCAGTGCGTATCGGTCTGCTGTGATGGGAACGATAATGCTGTTGGCGGCGATCAGTGCGTTCACAAGCGCAAGACCGAGCTGCGGGGGAGTGTCCAGCACAATGTAATCGTACCGCTCAGATACGCTTTCAAGGGCTTCTCGCAACCGGAAGTTCTTGCCCATGTCCCGGACAAGCTGCTCGTCAATGTCCTTCAATGCGTTGTCGGACGGAAGAATGTCACCGGCTTCACAGTGCTGGATTCCTTCTTCGACCGTGCCTTGCCGGGTCATTACATCAAACAGTGTGCATACGTCCTCTGTCTGTGCGCCGTAGGTGTCCGTTGCGTTGCACTGGGCATCACAGTCCACCAGCAGGACTTTCTTGCCAAGCAACTGCAACGCGCCAGCCAGACAGGTGCTTGTGGTAGTCTTTCCTGTGCCGCCCTTCTGGTTAGCGACAGCTATGATTTTTGCCATTTTATCATCCCTTCTTTATTGCACATCCCATTCTTCAAAATAGGGTTTCGTGCTTGCTTGATATGCGTCTTTCATCATTTCAGAAATATATGCTTTTGCTTTTTCTTCGGAAGAAAATACACCCTCTATAGATAAATCGTCCATACATCCCGCAAGAACCACATAAACCTTGTTCATCGTTTTCTCCTTTCTGTTTCATCTGCTCATTCCGCTTAATGTGCTACATCTGACTATTTTTGCAATGCTTCAATGGAATAGAAAGCTGGCATATACCTATCTACGATACCTGCCTTGTCCACGCTTCTAATCAGATAACCAACAGGTCTGTCCGGGAATGGAGACCTATCCAAAGACAAAATGTCATTATACGCAGCCTTTACCGTGTCGTAAACCGCTTCTCTGCGTCTTGGTAGCTTGATTTCTGGATGCTCTTTCTTCATCCACTTTTCAACTACCTTCGCCACGTCAATGCAATCCTGCTTTTCCAGTTCGTCACACACAGACCAGTCGAAATCCTCATATCCGCTTCTGCGGGGCTTTCTCACGGCTTTTTGAGGCTCGACCGGTACTTCGCTTGCCTGTGCTTCAATCAACGTCTCAGACGCTTTAATTTTGGGCTTAAACTTGACTGCCACAGCTTTTCGTGCCACAAGGACTGGTTCGTAAGTCACAACAATGTCAGACACGGCATTAATTTCGTCCACAGCAACGTCAAGCACTCGCTTGCGAAGGTTCTTATAAACATCATAGCTGGCTTCCATCGCACCAAGCTGCTCTCTCAACTTCTTCAGACTGATTTCATGCGGTTTGTTGTCCATATTCAACCAGTCCCGAAGAATCGAGTAAAGCAAGATGCTGTACTGTGACTTCATTCGTGACGTGTAACGTAGCCGATACCGAACATATCCGCTTTCAGCAATGTCGAAAAAGATGGAGCGCAGGTCAGGGTTGCAGGTGATTGCTACAACGTAAGACCTTGTTTCGGGCACATAGTCCAGTTTTGCCCTCGTAAACAAGACAAAGCTTTCAAACGTGCCCTTCTCTTTGTCAATAGGAATCGAAACCGTATTGCCCAAAAAGTGCTTGATCTGCGGCTCAACCCTTCTTGCATCAAGGCTTTTCAGCCCAAGAAGCTCCCTGTATTCCGCCAAAGTGAACTCTACACGGCTACTGCTTGGGTCTCTCGGATTTATTCTTGATAAGTAAACCTCCAACAACCGAAGCTCTCCTGCGGTGTAGTCCCTGAACTTCGCCCAAACAAGAGATTTGCTTTTCTCGACAAGGTTGTTGTCTGATATTTTTGGCATCCGCTCCTCCTTATGCCCTATAATTACGGCACTTTACGCCGTTCTGACGGCGGGAGCAGGTCATGCGCTTGCACCCTTCGCAACCACCGCAGGCTGCGGTGGCAATAACATCATACACAGGGCTTGCAATGATGGAGTAGTGGCAAAGCCCAACTTTCCAACTCCACCGATTTTGTTCCTTCGTCTTGATGGCATCAGCAGGGACGGAATCTATACGGTCAGACAGGCCCTCGTTGTCGTACCGGGTGATGATATGCCCGGTCAGGCGATAGCCGGGCTTTTCCAGGAACGCGAACGGCTCCCAATCCGGCTCCGCTGTCGCACTGACCGCAACAGGGCCAACCTTGACGGCAGGTTCGTCATCTTCAACAACAACCCGATAGTCACCATCGAATCTACGTTGCGCCGCTTCCTCTGCGGTGATTTCAGTTCGGTCGATGTCCTCACCGATCAGAAAATATTTTTTCATAATTCACGCCTCCTTTTTGCTGACATGATTATACCACATTTCAGGGGACGTGTAAATTGTTTTTGTCCCCCATGGTTTGTCTTTTTGTCCCCCGTGTCCTCGTCATTTTGTCCCCCATGACTTGACAAAACGTCCCCCATGCTTTGTCATTTCGTCCCCCGTCTACATATTATATATTAAACAAGAAATAAACAAGAGGTTAAATATCATCGTTAAATAGTCGATGACGATAATTTTCAACAATTTCTTTATTTTTCCATTTCAGTTTGTGGATAACTCAAGCCGTCACTTGCTGAATAAGACTGTACCGGTGGTGAAGCGACCTTCCATTAGCCATGCCAAACGTGGACGGATTGTGGATAGGTGTACAAAAAGTGGATGGAAAGGTATACCTAATCTGCACAATGGGGGACGGATTGACAAGTCGGCCAATCACAGGCAATAGATTGACGATAATCCGTTATTTATTCCGCGCAAATGTTGTCGATTTACAGCCTATGGGGGACGGAATGACAAGGCGAATTTGCCCGATAGGTGTACAAAAAGTGGATGAACGTGGACAAAATGTTCTTCAAAAACTGCGATAATTCGACAATCATCCACTTATGTTATTTGGATTCACAGTATAGGAATCATTGGACTTCATGGCTGCTTCTGTTCCAGCGTCTTGTGCCTGATAGAGAATTTCCATCTTTGGGGCGGTTCCGTTCGGGTCTGGGTCAGTTTTAGTGGCCTGTGCCATCTCATAGCTACCAGACACCATCCGGCAGACAGCGACCCTGTCCTTCAACGGCGTGTGGAGGTTTGCCAGAATCTCCGTCAGAACACCGATGTGGTCTGAGCCGTGATCTCCGTATCTGATGTACAGCAAGGCATCTATCTCATAGGAAGAACACTCCATCATAGCATCTTTGAGAATCCGCCGTTTCTCCAAATCGGAAAGGTCATCCTCAAGGTGTTCAAGTAGTCCCGGATGAATGCAAGCGTCCATATATCGAGCCACCGATACGCCGCAGCATGTGAACCAGCGCATAGCCATCGGCAGGGAGATGGCTGCCAGACCTTGCTCCCAATTGGCGACCGTGCCACGATTCACGCCCATTTTTGCCGCCAATTTCTGCTGGCTCAAGCCGGAACGCATTCGAGCTATCTCTAATGCTTTGGCTGTTCTTACTAAATATTCATCCATAAATTCTCACCCTTTCAACAAAATCCGGCAAACCTGCCGGGTTCGACAAGCCAAAAAATGGAAAAAGCTGCTATGGAGAACCAACAGCAGCCTATGTTATAACTGTATTGTCAAAAAATTCCAAAGAGGAGTGGAACAAAAATGAAAGAAACTGTAATCTGGAACCATGAACGTATGCCGATCATCGACGGAATGCCTGCCAGTGTTCCCGATGGGAAGCCGCACACACCTGAACCGTGGGAGGAAAGCGAATGAAACGAACCGTAGATGCTCTGATTATTCCATACGCTCGCAAACGGACGTTAGAGCTTGTCCTAAGCCTTTCTGGGTACGAAGCTGATAAAGATGCTTACCTCGAAGCAAAAGGCATCTTGGAACGTGCCGTAGCCGCCTTAGACGATGGACGTGACCCAGCAGACAGTATCGAACGCATTGACGGACAGCTCGTAGAGCTGTGATTGGAGGAAAGATGGATAGGCGTTGTCCCTTTTGACTTAAACACTCGTGGCTTCCCCGATGTGAAGTAATGGATGCGAAGAAAACGTTCAATTTTTACGAAGTTGTTAAAATAGTATTGACTACACAACTGAAAGATGTATAATCATATCAAATGAACGTCCGTACTTACCGATCGGGAGGATATGCCACAATGAGTGAACAGGAAAGAGCCAAGATTGACCGATTTATTGCATGGCTGCTGGAACATCCTGAAAAGATTCCGGCAGCTAAAGAAATAATAACTAACGCATGACAAAACCCCTTGCGCATAAGGCTACCAAAAGCCCGGCGCAAGGGGTTTTATTTGTACCGGGTCAATCCTTACAGACTTTCATCAGTTTTAAGAACCGGCTAGAATCGGAATTTACAGTTTCGCTTCCGTGATGCCCATCTTCATACGTCACATAAAACGTGACGGTGGTTTTAGATTTTGCGGATGCTACGCCGTAAACAGCACCGGGCAATCCAGCAATTGAACCGCCAACAGCGGAACGAAGTGCGGCGCTTCCGGCCTTCTTGCTTTCACCAGAGCCTACAATCTTTGCGGACACAGGTGTTTCGTACATTTTTGTTTTGAGCTTTTCTCTTTCAAGAAACATATCGTATCCGCGTTTACCTTTTATCAACATCATAGCCCCAATGGCTGCAACGATTAAAAAGGCGGTTGAAGAATACACAAGGAAAATAAATGAAGCAAACAAGAAAAGCGCACCGAAGGCAAATAAAAACCTATCACCCATGTGAGAACTTTTGTCGTTCAGTAGTTCTTCTTTGCTAAATTTCTTTTTGCCCACGCCGTCACCTCACATAGTTCTGATAAGCTTCATCAAAGCTTCACGCTTTTCTTTCGGCATCTCTACTAGCTTCTGCTCAATCCATTTAATATCCGCGTCAACTTCACTTTTCGGCTGCTGGGGCGGGTTTTCTTTTCGCTCGCCAGAAACCAAAGCATCCACGCTTGTTTCAAAATAAGAAGCTATCTTGTCAAGCGTCTCATATTTCAGGGTCTGCTTTCTACCGTTTTTCAAATCGGTCAAAGACCCACGGCTTGCGCCCGATTCCTTGCACATGGTGGTCACGTTTACTCCACGCTGCTTGCAGAGTTTTTCAATATTTTCGTACAAGTTTGCCATAATTCCAGACCTCGCATTGTAAGGTTTGCTGAAATTACGCGAACGCTTAAAAAAGCCTTGCATTTTACGCGAAAGCGTATTATACTAAGACCGTACCGCGAAGGCGTAATGAATGATTTCTAGCAACTTCATTATATTACACTTATGCGTAAAAATCAATAGCCGGAGGTGAAATAATGGCTGAAAAAAAACCTCTGTGTGACTTTGGCAAACAAATCGAGATTGCTCTTATCCAAAAAGACAAGACTAACGACTGGTTGATTGAAAAAGTCAAGGAGGACACCGGACGATATTTTGATCGTTCTTACCTTTTCAAGGTTAAGACAGGGAAGCTGGAAACGCCCGGCATCAAGAAAAGCATCTGCCGGATTTTGAATATTCAGGATTCGGGAGCGTAAGAAGGGAGAGAAAAAATGGCAAACATTCAAGTTTTTGAATATCAGAACAGCAAAGTTCGCACGGTTGATATGGACGGCGAAGCATGGTTTGTTCTGAAAGACGTGTGCGCTGTGCTTGGTATTAGCAATAACCGCATGGCTGCTGACCGATTAGATGATGACGAAAAGGGCGTCAGCCTGATTGACACCCTTGGCGGCAAACAGGAAATGGTGATTGTCAACGAAAGCGGTTTGTACCACGTCATCCTCCGTAGCGACAAGCCAGAAGCAGCACCGTTTCGCAGATGGGTCACAAACGATGTGCTTCCTGCAATCCGTAAGACCGGAAGCTACAACGCACCGCAGCTTACCCGGTCGCAGCTTCTTGCAACTGCACTGATCGCAGCGCATGAGGAGCTGGAGGAGAAGGACAAGCGGATTGCAGAGCTGACACCGGATGCTGAGTTCGCTCGTGCTGTGTGCATTGCGGACAACTGCCGGACGGCCACCAGCATTGCAAAGGACTACGGTCTGACTGCTGAAAAGCTGAACAAGCTGCTTTACAGCCAGCGAGTCCAGTACAAAGACAGCGACGGTCAGTGGGTGCTGTACAAACCCTATCAGGGCAAGGGCTACACTAAGAACCGCAAAGGTAAGGCTATTCAGCGCTCCAACGGCAAGACTTATATCCCGAACACGACAGTTTGGACGGTCGAGGGTGAAAAGCTCATCCATGAGCAGCTCAAGAAGCTGGGCATCACGCCGAGAATCGAGACCAGGGCTGTTGCAGAACAGCAAGACTTCGGAGGATGGGAGGACTGAACATGGAGCAGATTATCACCTTAAAGGTAGACCTCGAATACCCGGAAGAAGCCAAGTTTGCCATTGACGCTGCGGCCAAGACCTACTCGGATTTCAAGCGTGAGCAGACGACAAGGCGCTTTGTGGAAAATGGTTGCACACCGGAAGATGCAGAAAAAATCGCAAAGTTCATCCAGTTTCTTGACCAGTGTTTTTCTGAACACAATGAAAGAGCCTTAAGAAAGGCAAGTGAAGTGGATGGAGATTAAGTACTGTGAGCGTTGCGGCCTGTATCTTGGCGTGGTCAGACCGACAAAAAAGTACTGTTCAGAATGCAAGCGCAAGGTTGACAAAGAGCGTGACAGGAAGCGCAAGAAGGCAGCGTACAAACCGGAAAAGACGTTTCCGTCCATCGGAGAAGTACAAGCCCTTGCGGACAAACTGGGCAAGCATTACGGCGAAGTGTCACAGATGCTCGCAACAGGGGAGTTGACCTTATGAACGGTAAGTACTACGGAAAGCGGGAAATCCGCTGGCATAGCCGGGAGAAAGACCGGCTGGAACACATACACAATAGAAAGGGCAAAGATGAAAGCACTGGTAGAAATCGTCCTGATCTGGGGCGTTGTTTTAGCACTGATTCTCGCAGCGTTTCTGCTGAACTTCTGGCTGATTCACCGGATTGACATTTTGGTTGGTGTGAACGCAACGCGGGCAATCATCGCGGTTGGCGCTCTGATGGCAACCATCTGGATTTTCGGGCACAAAGGTACAAAAGCATGACACTTGCGGAAGCGATGCAAGCTAGGAACATTCGGTTGTGTGATCTAAGCAGACAAAGCGGTGTTTCAAGGCCTACGCTGGATGGAATTCTTGGCAAAAAGAAAGTATTCAATAAGACCGGCGTTCGAACGGAAACGCTTTTAAGGCTTGCTAAAGTGCTAGATGCCGACATAGCCATTGACGGAACGAAACCATATTACTTTGAACTTATATTAAGAGGATAAACCAATGAAAACTTTGAAAGGAATGACACTGTCAATGCTTGGTTTGGTTGCGGCAATTGCAGCAGTCGGCTGCGGTGATGCGATTCAAGGATGCCAAACCACAGCGCAGATGCTTGGCTGGGTGATCGTGTCCTGCGGGTTTCTCGCAACGGCCATTGTCCTATGCGCGCTGGCAGTCAGCGCCGAGGAAGACGAACGTAGCGAGCAAGAATGCCGCAAAATCAATCGTGTAGCCCACCACACCAACGAGTGGAGGGATGCACGATGAAATGCCCGATGTGCGGTAGCGACAGCGTTACAACGATTGACAGTCGGTCTGACCACGACAGCATTGTTCGCAGAAAAAAGTGCCTTGTCTGTAACCACCGGTGGTCTACAATCGAAATTGACAAAGACCAGTGGTACAGTGCACTGCAAATCAAAGAGGAACGTAAGAGAGGGAGACCAAAAGATGATTAACCTTGACAGATTCGGTGGCGTGACCGAGCCGGAGGACGGCGTGTATTTCTTAACCCGTGAGCAGGAAGCAGAAGCCAAAGAAACTGACCGTCTGGCTGAGATTGAGGATTTGCAGTCAAAAATCGAGGACAGGGAAGCGGAACTGAAAGACCTCTACTCCCAGTTGGCAGAACTGATGGCTGGTTGATTTTGTACAGCCGTGTTAAGCCAAAGTAAGAACAATGAAGCCTAATGAAGCCGAAGAAAGGAAACGTATGGACAACAGCAAAATCCACGAAGCTCTGATGGCTGTTCAATCAGAGCTGAAAGCCCCGAAGGGGCAGATGAACAAGTTCGGTGGATACAAGTACCGCTCGTGCGAGGACATTCTCGAAGCGGTCAAGCCCATCTTGAAAGCGCACAGCCTTGTGCTACGGCTTTCCGACAAGCCTGTTATCGTTGACAGCTGGCATTATATCGAAGCCACTGCAACGGTTGAATCGCAGGATGGTGCCACCTACACGGTGACTGCATACGCTCGTGAGCCTGAGTTTAAGAAGGGCATGGACGATTCGCAGATTACCGGCACTGCAAGCAGCTACGCTAGAAAGTACGCTCTGAACGGTCTGTTCTGCATTGACGATACGAAGGATGCTGACACGGACGAGTATCAGAAGCAGACCGCCAGAGGAGCAAGAAAGCCTGAGCAGGAACCAGCACAACAGGAAGAAATCCCGCCCTGTGCTTGCTGTGGAAAACCGTTGCAGCCTGCGCGGTACAACAACCGTACCAGAACTCCGCTAGAAATAAAGCGGATTACTGAAAAGAAATTTGGGCGCGTCCTGTGTTGGGACTGTGCCCAGAAACAGCCGAAGGAGGGCTAAACAATGCTCAACTCTATCGCAATTCAGGGTCGTCTGGTTCACACGCCAGAAGCTAAGGTCACGAAGTCCGGCAAGGATGTTTGCACGTTCAGCATTGCTTGCGACCGTCAGAGCGGCGGTCAGAAGGAAACCGACTTCTTCAACTGCACTGCATTTGGTAATACGGCACTGTTTGTTTCCAAGTGGTTCCAGAAGGGCAGCCTGATTCTGGTGACTGGTAGCATCCAGACCCGGAAGTATACCGACAAGCAGGGAAACAACCGCACCGCAACGGAAATCATGGCGAACAAGGTTGACTTCTGCGGTGGCAAGTCTGACAGCAAGCCAGCTGATCGGGCGCAGGATGCACCACAGAACTACTCTCAGGGGAACGCAGACGACTTCTCTGTGATTGACGATGATGGTTCGTTGCCATTCTGATTGGAGATGCGCATGAATCAGGAAGAAAAAACGCATTGGACGCAAGATAAAATCTTGCTGTATGTGAAAGCCTGTATGCACCAAGACGAGCAACGCGGGAGCAAGACACCTGTACAAGGGAGGAAAGCTCAATCTTTCCCGGTATTATGAGGGATTGTGCGGCAAGGCACTTTTTCTTGCCGTGTGGGCGGCAGATTGCGAAAAAGTGGTGATTGAGAATCCTACCCCCAGCAAGATTTTTGATTACCCAAAGCCTACGCAGGCAATCCAGCCCTACGAGTACGGACATCCGTACAGCAAGAAAACGCTACTGTGGGAACGCGGTGTACCGCCGCTGCACCCGACAAATATCGTAGAACCTACCGCGACATGGTGTCCGTCTGGCTCTTATTCTCATAAACATGGAGAGCGGCATAAAGGGATGTTTACAACTGACCGGGCTAAAAACCGAGCAAAAACTTTCGCTGGCGTGGCGGCTGCCATGTCAGAACAGTGGGGTTGATAGAATGATTACTTGTTGTCTCAACTGCACATCACGCCACCAAGCCTGCCACGACACTTGCGAGAAGTACAAGGCAGAAAAGAAAGACTTCGAGGAACGCAAGGCATTCGTGTATGAGCTGAACCATAGCCAGAGCGTGTACCACCGCGATTATGAGGACAAGCACCGGGAACGTGGCAAGAAACGGTTTCTCGGAAGTGAATTTAGAGGTGAACGAGGATGAATCAGTGGATCAATGTCAAAGACAAGTTGCCAGAGATGACGGAAGAAGTTACCGAAGTGGACGGTGACAGAGAGTGTACGCTTTGGTATGAGAGCAAGCCTGTTCTGGTGTTTGATAAAACCATATATGACGAAAATAGCAGAATGCAAACGGCAGTACTTACAGATGATGGTGATTGGCTGACAACATTTGATGAAAAACGACTTGAAAACGTAACCTACTGGATGCCTTTACCCGATGAACCAAAGGACAACGCATGAACACCGGCAAGCAGTTTGAAGCAGACTTCAAAGCATCCGTCCCGCCCGATGCGTGGTGCTACCGCCTGAAAGACAGTGCTGCCACCTACTACGGCGGCAATGAGAACCTGTCCTTTTCCATCGACAACATCTGCGACTTCCTTGTGTACCGATACCCGATGAACCACCTGTTTGAGTTGAAAACCATCGAAACGCCCTCTATCCCTCTGGAAAAGGTGTTTGGCAAGTACGACAAGGCAAAGTGCAAGTACCGCAAGGAAAAGCACATCACCGATATGGTGGATGCGATGGGATACGGCGGTCAGACCGCCCATGTGATAGTCAATTACCGGGCAGTCAACCGCACCTTTGCAATCCCTGCCAGCAAGGTTTTGGCGTTCCGTTACAACGGGAGCCGGAAGAGCATCCCTTGGCAGTGGGCAGAGCAAGAGGGGATAGAGGTCAAAGCAAAAAGGCTGCGTGTCCATTGGCGGTATGACGTGGATGGACTGCTAAAGAGATTGGAGAAAGAACATGGCATTGATATGTAATAGGTGTGGCGAAACGTTTACACTTGAGGAATATAACAAAATGAAGAACAAACTTGAAGTTCGGCCAATAATCGGTGGAGAAGAAGGATGGAGCGTTCTTCTATGCCCCTCTTGCATGGCAAAGCTGAATGACTGGCTGAAAGGAGAACAGAAGTGAGCAAGAAAGTTTCGGACATCCTGCCCAAGACAGAAATCTTGGCACAGTTGGCAGAAGAAGCATCTGAACTGGCACAGGCCGCGTTGAAGTTGCGCCGTGCACTGGACGGAACAAACCCGACACCGAAGAGAGTAGAGGAATGCCGAAAGGCGTTTGAAGAGGAATACGCAGACGTTATGGTGTGCATGGCCGCTCTTGGTTTTTCGGATGACAGAAAAGCGTATGAGCGAATTGGAATTATTGCAAGCGAAAAATACTACCGTTGGCTCCATCGCCTTCAGGACAAGGAGCAGTCAGATGAATAAATTCGGAAACCGCCCCTCGTCCGGCAAACAGGCAATGTCGGCAAACCTACGCAAAATCGCACGACAGAACCAGTTGTACGGCTTCCGCATGGCTCTGGATGGCATCGCCGCAACGTGGGGCGCACTGATTCAAAACCTTCGGTGCGATGCAGACCTGACCGATGAGCAGGTGCAGAAAATCATCCGCATTGGTGACAGGTATTGGGAGATGGTCGGTAAGTTCAAAGAAGAGGACATGACCCCTGACGAGTTTGCAGACTACATCACCGCAAAGTCAGAACAGGTCGAAAAAGAGCTGAGAGAAAGGTGGAGCTAACAATGTTTGAATTTGCAACTCGCTGGCTGGTCTGCCTAGTCCTGCTGGCGGTAGTGGTTCAGTCCGAACGGACAATCAAAGACACGGCAGACAACCTGTTTGAAGAACGTCAGGCAATGCTCGTCTGGCTGTTCGTCAACGTGTGTCTGGTCGCTTGTACAGCTGTTGTGATGGGGTGGAGGTAAAAACATGAACAGATATGATATTGAAAAGAGCATGGAAAGAAGTCGTAGAAAGTTTGCGATTCTGCAAGGCGTTGTAATCGCTTTTATTGCAGTCGTAGCGGTTTCGTCTATCATATTTTCCATCTTTATGTATAAGGGCTTGTTTTCCGCAGACATCCCCGAATGGATGAAGTGGGCGTTTGTATTTCTTGGGAGGTAAGTATGGAAATTAAATCAATAAACGATATCCCAATGCCGTTTAGCGACATTGATGTTGCGGAAGCGTTTTATCATCATTCGGAACTCTACATGAAAACAGAGAACGTTTCAACTACGGTAGCAAGCGGAAATTTTACTACGCTGGTTTATAACGCTGTAAATTTGAAAAACGGTTCGTTCAAAAGTTTTGTAGGTTCAGAAAACGTTCAAAGAGCTAAGGTACATATTGAGAGAGAGTAACCAATGGACAACGAACTTTATTGCCCGATGAAAATGACCAGCAATCCGCTTGGTCGGTGCGTATGCGAGAAAGAAAAGTGCGCTTGGTGGCGACAGTTTGACAACTGCTGTTCCGTCTGGCAGATTGCATTGAAGCTGGACTACATCGAAATGAAGATGAAGAGGTGAGAACATGAAAAAGCGAATTTACCTTGTTCTCGAAACCGAAGCGGACGAGGACGACAAGAGCATCCGTAGCGATATTGAGCAAGAACTTGGGATGGCTACACATTATTTTGAAACCGTTTCTTATAGCGAAAATGGATTTCAGGATAAGTGGAGAAACACAAAAGAAAACCCGCCAACAAAGAATGATTCCGCATACGGAAAAGTCATTGCAATGTATGCAGACTCAGCGATTTCACAACCGGCTAAGTGGGATTTTGTGGCTAATGCGCCGGACTTATTTCAGTTTTGGATGCCATTTCCTGAACCGCCAAAGGAGGTCTGATACATGGCAACACCCCCGAAGCGTGGTCGTGGCAGACCGCCGCTGACTGAAGCTGAAAAGAAAAAGCGTGAGAAGCGGGCGCAAAAGGCGAAAGAAGAAGCCGCTGCGAAGCGTGAGAAAGAGCGAGAGAAGAAGAAACAGCAGATGCTTAACAAGCGGAAATCTATCCGCTCACAGGTGAGTAAAAAGGTGAAAGAACAACAGGAGTTAGCAATCACGAGGTCTAAGATGCTGAACACAGGCGATTTGCAGTCAAGAATCGGTGATGAAGAGGATAAGAAAGTCATCGGCATGATTGCAGCCAAGTATTTTGGCGACCTTCCGAGCGTGGACATGAACAACCCGATTGAAGTGCAGCAGCGCCTTGACTTCTTCTTTGACGCTTGCATCGAAGCCAGAATCTCCCCTGTTGTGGAATGGATTGCACTGGTGCTGGGCATCGAATGGGTGAGCTTGAAGCAGATTATGGCGGGCAAGCGTCGTGACGACAGCTTGCAGCAGAAGTACATTTTGAAGCTGATTCTGCAAATGCAGTCTATGTGGGCATACAACGGTATGTATGGTCAGGAAAACCCGGCAGAGTGGATTTTCCGAGCCAAAAATTATTTTGGTATGCGTGACAACGTGGAAGTCACCGTTGCGCCGCCTGAACAGCCGTTGGGCGATGCTCAGAGCGCAGAACAGCTCGCCCAGAAGTACCAGACGGCTTTGCCAAAAGGGATTGACGTGGAGTACAGAGAGGTAAAAGAGGAATGAACGGATTTCTTTTTACGAAAGACGGAAAACTTATATGCGAACTCACCGAAATATCATTTGAGCCTTACAAAGACAAACAAATAATCAAAGTCCGATGTACGGTTTGTGGACGTATCAAAAGAATCCAAAAATGGAAGTTCGATTTTGCGGAAGGTTCGTCAAAATACAAATGGCTTAAGTGCAACTGTTATGGCGATTACGCGACGGAGCATATAATAGTGAAATGAGCAGCAAAGCGTTACGGCAAATGTATAAAGAACATCACATTTGCATCCATTGCGGTCAGAACGATGCAATGCCGGGCAGAGTATCGTGTGCGGAGTGTTTGGCAAAAGACCTCGAAAGGCACACGCAAGCATACGAAAACCTTTCAGGCGAAACAAAAGCTGCGTATCTGCAAAAACGCAATGAGCGACAACGTGAAAAGCGCAAAAGGCTGGTTGCGCAAGGAATTTGCACCATTTGCCTGAAACGTCCGATGTCAAAAGGCTATCGTTCTTGTATCGAGTGCCGAACAAAGGATGCTCAAAAGAGAGCGAGAAACAGCAAGGAATACAGAAGGACGTCTGGCACTTGTGCTTACTGTGACGAACCGCCAATTCCCGGCAAGCGTTGCTGTCCAAAGCACTATGCAAGCCGCATTGTTGCCATCACAAAATGCAGACAGTCAGAGGGCTTCCGACTATCACAAATCGAACAGAAAAAGCGCATAAGCGTCTTTTGGAGAGAAATGGAATGGGAAAGAAACCAAAGAATGAAACAGCCCCAATGGATACGCCCATGACCCCGTTGATTGACTTTTCCGACCCCTGCCTACGCACGTTTCTGCCTGTCCTCTTGCAAGACCACACGACAGATAAGAACATCATCTGGGCGACAGACCCGCCGCCTGAACTGGGCGTGGGCTTTGCAGATGAAATCACGCTGGAAAAGCTAGACAAGGTTCGGCTCGTTCCTCGTGTGCAGAAACGGCTTGCAGACCAGAAGAAGCGCACCAGCAAGAAAGCAGAGGTGTTTACACCGACTTGGGTTTGCAAGAAAATGGCAGACGTTGCCGAAAACAACCTGAAGGGTGAGGACTGGAAGGAGTACATCAACAAGACTTGCCTTGAAGTAACCTGTGGAGAAGCGCCGTTCCTTACAAGCCGATACGATACCACAACAGGGCAGATGATTGCCGTGCCGGACAGAATCGGTCTGCTGGATAGGAAACTGAATGCCATAACAAAGGAACACTTCAAAGACCCGAAAGTTTGGGATTACAGCCTTTGGCTCAACTACGCCATGAACGCTTACATGAGTACATACGGCTACGAGTGGCAAGGAGACAACTTACTTCTGGCACGGTGCAATTTATTCCTCACGCTGATGGAGAATTTTCGCTCGCTGTTCGGAAATGAGATTGAGAATCACCGTATGTCGCCGGTGCTGATTGACGCCATTGCAGATGTCATCTCATGGAATGTCTGGCAGATGGATGGTCTGAAAAAGACCGTACCCGGCACGGACATTCCGTGCAAAATCAAAGACTGGAAAGCCGACAAAGAAATCCTGTTTAAGGATGTTTGGGAGGAAAAATAAGCAATGGTCGTTTTTGTTACGAAAAGAGAGTTAGAGGACGAAGATTGGAAAACACATATTGCTCAAGGTAAAGAGAGGATTCCAGCCGGAGCAAAAGTAGAACTCGTCAAGAGAATCGAAAATCTTTATGGAACGTATTACCTTTGCGACTACAAAGGTAAAAACTATTATCTTGACCCTCGCGACTTAAAATTGGAAGAGGAGTATTTTGACTAATGCAAACTGACAGAGGAATCTACCACAAGCGAGTGTGCGACCGCTGCGGAGCAGTTCTGGGCGGCAGGATGATGAACCCTGACGAATACTTCAAGGACTGGGCGTGGCGCAGGGACACAGGCGACCTGTGCCCGGAGTGCTATGCAGAGTATAAGCGAGTGATCGGGCGGTTCAACAGGGGAAAGAGAGGGCAGAGATAATGGACATTTACTGTACCACCGAACACTGCTCTTGTATGGGCATCAAACAGTTTTCTGCTGGCAAAGCTATCCGATGCACAGCAGAATCCTGCAAAAACAAATCTGAGCCGTCCTGTGGCTCTTGCAAATGGTACGCAGAGCCGGATGGCGTATGTGTGAACGACCTGTCAGAACACGTTGCAGACTTCGTGTGGGACGAACGTGGATGCAAGGAATGGGAGAAGAAAGAGAATGAGTAATCTTGGAAATGCGTTGATTGTGGTTTTAGCTTCTTTTCTGGTTGGAATATTTATATGTGGGATAGCATATCTCATTGAAAAAATTTTGATATGGGATATATTTTTGAACGAAATTTCCGATGAAAAGATAAAGGTTCTTGCGGATGCAATTCTTCACGTTTTTACTTTTTTGACTGGGTTTGTGGTTTTATATGCGATGTACAAGGCGGGGGTATAAAAATGACAACAGGGGAGAAAATCAAGAAACGCAGGCTTGAACTTGGCATCACGCAGAAAGATGTTGCAAGGATGATTGGAACAACCAATGCGTATGTAAGTGCCATTGAAAAGCAAAAGCGTGACGTAAAAAAGGAAACGCGACTGATAAAGTTTGCAAAAGCCCTTGAATGCAGCGTTGATGATTTAAGGTCAGATGCTCCCAAAGGCATGGTAGAACCCACCAGTGACGATTTCGGAGCAATCTGCAACTGCGCTGTGCGATACTGCTTGGGCAGACGGTCGTATATGCCTAGCCTTGTATGCAGATACATCATCTCGCTTCTGCCGAAAATGACGGACAAGACGTTGGATTGTTTTGAACGTGACATTGCAGAACGCAAGCGTACAGGGTTCGACTTTGGCGATTCCTGCGACTATGAGACGTGGGATGTGTTTTATAAGGCGGTTTGCAATGAGATTGAAAGGAGAAAGGACAATGAAAGTTGACTGCCCGTGGTGCAAAATCGAAATGCTAAGAGTAGATGACCTCGTTTACAAGTGTTTTTACGATTTTACAAACCTTAAGGCGACCTGTTCTGGATGGAGATGCCCCAAATGCGGGAGAGAAATGTTTGACCGAAAATCACTATTGAATGCAAATCTAACAATAGACACTCGGCCAATTGATGCCAATGCACTGCGGAAGCGTGTTGAAGAATGGATACAGGAGTTTAGCGAAGAATTTTCTACGGAATATCGGTATCAGGAATGTGACTTGGAAGATTTGTTAGATTACATCGACGCTGCGCCAACAATCGAGGTGAAAGACAATGACTAATTATCCAGAATACCTTGAACGAAACGCACTTATTGAAAGAATCGAGAAAGCATATTGCGATGGTTGCGATAACTACAATGGAGTTAGATGCAGTGCTTGCGGTATTGGCGATGCCATTGAAGTTGTGGAAGATGCGCCGACAGCTTTAGAGCGTACCGCTGAATGGATTGTGCAAGACGAAGATAAGACGAGGTTCATGTGCAGTAATTGCCATGCGAGAAACAACCGAGACCGCTACAACTACTGCCCGAACTGTGGCTCTTTGATGGAGAACAGGTTATGAGTAACATCCTTTGGCATTCAGCCAACGAACCGCCACGAGAGCGGACGCAGCCTTTGTTGCTTGCGACTAAGATAACGTGGCGTGATAAGGATGGAAAAATGTTGCAAGGAATCTCGCCGACAGCGTACTTTCTTGGCTGTTACGCAGACGGTCAGTTCTGGGACGAGATGGGCGAGAGACTGCCGAAAGATGTGACGGTGACGCATTGGATGGCGTTTCCGATGGTGTAGGAGGACAATATGAGTGAAAGTAAAGTGATTTGGCGCTCCATTGAAAAAGAAGGGCTTCCACCTGACGATTGCGATGCGGTGCTTGTTTCTACGCAAACCCTTAAAACCCTTATTGGAGACAACCCAGAAGTATTTGAGGCGGTTTGGAAGGGTCGATGCTGGACTGATACCTACGAAGGCTACTACAATTTCGAGAAAAGCGAGTTTGGCGAAAAGTACGCACAAGTGACGCACTGGGCAAATATGCCAGAACCACCAAAGGGTGGCTTAAGTATGACGAACAAGAAGTTTGGCATCATCATTATGGACTTGAGCCTTTTCGACTTTGGGCCGAAGCCACCTTGCGGGTACATCAAGGCAAAACATATTCGCCCAGCGTATGGCAAAGGCGAAAGATCTGTAAAGGCGCATAAGCGAATCACGAGAACGAGAGAGGGATTTAGAAAGTGAAAAAGCTTAAATTTCCTGAGGATTTCTTTGCATACGAAAACCCGGACTGCCCTGATAAGGATATTGAAAAAGCCGTAAACAGGATGAAGAACTGGATGAAGGGCGAGACCTACAAGAGCAACCCTTGGTTCTTTATGGCTGCTGGCAACTATCTGATCGTAGGCCTGATTGCTGAGGATGGGCAGAAAACAATCTACGTTGCACGGCAGTATTATGAGATAGTCAACATTCCGGGCGAAGGCTGGCTGCGTGAATCTGACGCTGAGTGCCTGTTTTAAGGAGAATTAAAGATGGAAGAACTTAAAAGATGCCCGTTCTGCGGCAAGAACTCAGTTTACATTGGCGTGTGCGATGATGAAGGCAACTTTCATGGTCGTTTGGGATGCGAGTACGAACAAGACCCGTGGAGCGGGCTTTCTTATGACTTGCATCACGAAGGATGGGGCAAATGTATCCTTTGCACGGATGGAGACAATCAAAGCATGGGTGGCGCACTGTTTGACACGGCAGAGGATGCTATCGAAGCATGGAACAAACGCTACAAAGAGGATTGAGAATGGACAAAAAACGAGACAGCTTTACATTCCAACGATACTACTTTGAAGCCATTTCCACGCTGAAAAGCAAAGAGAAGTTGGAACTCTACGATGCAATCTGTGCATACGTTTTTGAAGAAAAAGACGCAACTTTGAACTCAAAAAAAGCAGAATCTTGTTTCATTTTGATTAAGCATCTGCTCGATGAAGAATCGAAAAGAAGCGATATTGCGTCAAAAGGATGGTCTACACGAAAGTCAGCTCATCCTCATGTCATAAATGAGATGAAGGTCAGCTCATCTATGAGTTCAAAGTCAGATGACAATGAACCCATTGTATCAACTGACAGTCAAACGAACGTCAAGACCCTGCCGGAGAGCGCAGTCAAGAAGAAACCTGACATCTTCTCCGACTTTGCGCATGGCGATAAAGCCCTGTTGGAATCCCTGCGAGAGTTCGCACAGATGCGTACAAGAATCAAAAAGCCTATGACAGACCGGGCAAAACAGATGCTCTGCAACAAGCTGGAAAAGTTTGATCGGCATGACTGGAAATCCATTCTCGACCAGAGCATCTATGCTGGATGGCAGGACATTTACGCATTGAAACAGGATGACCAGTATGAGCAAAGTACGGAGATGGAGTTTCCTAGACTATGACAATGGACGTTCAAACGGTATTTATCGGTGCGCTGATGCTCTGCAAGCCGGGCGTTGTGGATGAAATCATACCAGACCTTGAAATTGACTTGTTCAGACCTGAGCTGAGAGACGCTTTTGCGGCTGTTCAGGGCTATTGGACGGCTAGGGGTAAGATAGATATAGTCGAAATAAACACGCAGCATCCAGACGTAGCGCAGACGCTCTTAGCGTGTGTGCAGACCTGTGAATCAGAATGTGTACGAATTGACAGGGAACAGATGCAGCGTTGGGCACAGCTTATTAGAGAACAAGCTGCACTCACTCGTGTGCAAGGTCTGGCATTTCAGATGACCAGCGAGCTTACCGACTATTCTGATCTATCAGACATTTACCAGCAGATGGGTGAAGCGATGAGCCTGAAAGCTGAGGAAGAAGATGCGTGGACATACGAGGATGTGCTGAACGACTATGTGCTTCACATGGACGAGAAGCCTGTGTATATCAAGACAGGCCTAGAGCGTCTGGATGAAGCGCTGCACATTTCTCCGGGTGATTTTATCATCGTCGGCGGCAGACCGTCTGCGGGCAAGACAGCCCTGTCCCTGCAAATGGCAGCAAGCATGGCAAAGCAAAACTACACCGTGTACTATTTCAGCCTAGAAACCAGCAAACGCAAGCTGGGCGCACGTCTGATGGCTAATCAAATATACTGCCCTTTGGACACGGTGAAAAATAAGGCGGTCAGCTTGAGTGAGATTGACGGACAGGCAAAGAACATGAAGATGCCTTTATATATCCGCTCAGCTGCCGGAAAGAACGTGGCGTGGATGAAGGCTCAGGCTCTCCGTAAAAAGGCTCAGGTCATCTTCGTAGACTATCTTCAACTCATCCACGAAACAGGCGCAAAGGACAGATATGCCGCCATTACAGCTATATCCATTGCCTTACACGAGCTGGCGCAGACCACAGGCATTGTCGTGGTAGCTTTGGCACAGCTTAATCGAAACCCGTCCAAACCCGGAGCAACGCCTACCAACTCCGACTTGCGAGAAAGCGGACAGATTGAACAGGACGCAGATGCAATCATTCTTCTGTCCGGCGATAACCCCGACAAGTATCTATTCCGGCTGAGCAAGAACAAGGAAGGCGAGATAGGCGACCTTCCCATTACGTTTAACAAACAGATTCAACGGTTCCAAGAGTACACTTGGATGGACTGAAAGGAGAACGACTATGAAAAAGATTTTGACCGTATGCGTATCCGCTTTGGCTGGTGTTATGCTGATGACTGGATGCAACAAGCAGGTGGTAGACCTGACGTATAGCTACTCGTGGGCACAGCTGAAAATGCCTGATGGAACGATTGTCGAGGGCAAGCTGAACAGTTGGAACGATTATGAGGGCGACCAGCTGCAAGTGAAGATTGATGGCGTGACCTATCTGGTTCATTCGTCCAACGTGGTCTTGCGGCATTGAAAACGAATACGAAATCTAATCACATGGGCTACCAGCGATGGTAGCCTTTTGCTTTTCCGCTAAATCCACGAGAAAGCCTGTTTTAAGACGTTTTGCGTGTTAGACGATAACTTTATCGACTTCATCACAAAAACGCGCCACAGACGCTCGTAGGTGGCTCTCCGTTGATGCTGATGGTATATCTCAAACTAGACCATACAATCAGACCGATGTAGAAGCTTGGAGAACGGCTTTTCAGGGTCAGACGTGAAAGTTATCGGGTCAATCAGAAAAACGCGGCAGACAGGCTCTTACACGCCTTTCCCGCGATGATAGCAGCCAGATAAGCGGATGCAGCGGCTATTTGTCAAATCGCAGGGATGATTGAAACGAAAAACGCTTCGACTATCACTTTCAGGGATGGCTTTCAAATTTTTGTCCCCTTTCCCCCTTGTTTCCTCTTCCCCCCTTTTGTCCCCCTCTTTCCCCTACAACCCCTATTTCCCCCTATAATCCCCCTAACATC